TGATTGGAAAGAACAACACTTAAAAAAATAGGAACTCGACACCTTAAAGTCGTGCAATATATGGATAAAGCAAAAAAAATAAATATCCCAAAACCAGATAGTATTAAAAAACCAGAACCTAGTGAAGCTGTAAAAAGCCAACTACCAGTTCCTAAAGGTTGGAAAATACTTATAGCTATGCCTGAAGCTAAAGAAACAACAGATGGTGGAATCATAAAAGCTAGTCAAACTAGAGTAGATGAAGAAACTTCAAATATCTGTGGTTATGTTTTAAAACTAGGCACAGAAGCTTATTGTGATAAAACAAGGTTTCCACCAGGACCTTGGTGCAAAGAAGGTGATTGGGTAATTTTTAGAGCTTATTCAGGTACTCGTATGAAAATGTATNGTANAGAGTTTCGTTTAATTAACGATGATACTGTAGAAGCAGTAGTCGATGACCCAACAGGAGTAGTTAGAGCATGAATGAAAGTATAGAGCAAGTTATAGATACAAACCCAGAACCAGTATCTGAACAACCAACTGACCAAATTAATGAACAAACATCAGAAGATAAATTTTTTGGTGTAGCTAATGAAATTAATACAGCTTCTGTAAAAGATATAGAAGTAGAAGTTATTGATGAAAGACCAGAAGAAGATAGGAGACCTCCAAAAGTAGAAACTAAGGAAGAACCTGTTGATGATGATGCACTAGATAAAGAAATTGCAGATTATAGTAAAAAAGCTGGTGAAAGAATTAATAAAATTAAATATGAATTTCACGAAGAACGTAGAGCAAAAGAACAAGCTCTAAGAGAATCACAAGAAGCTACTAGAGCTTTAAAAACTGTGATGTCAGAAAATCAAAAGTTACAAAGTGTAGTATCACAAGGTGGCGATGTATTAAATCAACAAGCACTTAATAATGCTCAATGGGCAAAATACAACGCACAAGAAAAATTTAAAAAAGCATACGAAGAAGGTAATGCAGAAAATATGGCTAGTGCACAAGCAGAACTTGCACAAGCTACTTTAGCAGAACAACAAGCTGGTAGTTATGCAGAACAATTACAAACAAATGTTGTTTCTCAATATACAGAACAACAGCCACAAGTAGAAAAACCTACTGACCCAGATATGGATGCATGGTCTAAAAATAATCCTTGGTTTATGGGAACTGACCCAACACATAAGCAAATGACATCATATGCTATGTATTTAGACCAAACATTACAAGCTAATGGTATAGACCCTGCAAAAGATTCTCAGAAATATTATTCTGAGATAGATACTAAAATGAGAGAACAATTTCCAAATTTTTTTGGTGTAACACAACAAGAACCTGTGGAAACAGAAGAAGTTGAAATTGCACCTAAAAGACAGGTAACCAACCCTGTAGCACCCGCAACGAGGAATAGCGGTAAAGCACCTCGCAAAATACATCTTACTCAGTCCCAAGTTGCTCTCGCAAAGCGACTTAATATAACGCCTGAGCAATATGCAAATCAATTATTAAAGGAGACTTAAAATGTCCGAAGAAGATAATAAAGAAATACAAAGTGATAGCATTGAGCAATCACAACAGCGTTCCCCTAGGGAAATAGAAAGCCGAGAGGCTACTCAACGCATACAAAGTTGGGAAAATCCATCAAACCTACCAGCACCTACACCACAAGAAGGATGGGTATTTAGGTATATTAGAACAAGCCTTCTAGGCACTACTGATAATCCTAATGTATCAAGAAAATTTAGGGAAGGATGGTTACCTTGTAAATTAGAGGACCACCCAGAACTTCAAATTCATATGATGGACCACAATTCTGAATGGTCAAAAAAAGGTAATGTAGAAATTGGTGGACAACTGTTATGTAAGATGCCAGAAGAAAAAGCGAAAGCTAGAGATGAATACTTTGATAATTTAGCTCAATCTCAAATGGAATCTGTAGATAACACATATTTTAAAGACCAAGATTCTAGGATGGCTACTAAACAAGTTTTTGAAAGAAAATCACGAACAACATTTGGTAAAGATTCATAGTTTCTTGATATATTAATTTTAATTAATTTTTTTTTAGGAGAAGATTATGGCAGCAAGTGCAGCTCCGTTTGGAGCAAGACCCGTTGGTACTGTAGTTGGAAGTCCATATCAAGGAAAAGTTACACATTACAAAATTAAAAATGCTTTTGGCACATCAATATTTTTTGGTGATTTTGTAAAGTGGGGTGATGATAACCCTAATACCACTATCCAAAANGATACTGGTACNACATCTTTAACACCTATTGGTGTTTTCCTTGGNTGTGCTTATACAGACCCAACAACAGGTCAATTTACACCAAATCAATATTATCCAGCTTCAACTGCTGCAGATGATATTGTTGCGTATGTCGCTACTGACCCATTTATACTAATGCAAATGCAATCAGACGAAACTCTTGGACAAGATGACCTTGGCAAGAATTGTGCTGTTGTGCAAACTGCAGGAAGTACAGCAATAGGTACAAGCAAAAACGCAGTCGATGGGAGTACAGCAGCTACTACCAACACACTACCATTAAAAGTCGTTGACTTTGTTGACGGACCTGATAGTGCAGTTGGTGATTCATTTACTGATGTACTAGTTATGTTTAATGTTGGACACCAGTTGTTAAATACAACAGGTATAGGTTAAGGAGTAAATTATGGCAGCTATTTCAAGAGCTAACGAGTTAAAACATCTCTTACCTGGTCTTAACGCATTATTTGGCGAAGAATATAATCGTTATGAGAACGAGCATGAAGAAATCTATGTAACTGAAAACTCTGAAAGAAGTTTCGAAGAANAGTTAAAGTTATCTGGTTTTGGAGCAGCTCCAGTAAAAGATGAAGGTTCAGCTATCACTTATGATACTGCACAAGAATCTTTTGTCGCTAGATATACTCACGAAACTATTGGTTTAGGATTCAGCATTACTGAAGAAGCCATGGAGGATAACCTCTATGTATCAGTATCTGCTAGATATACTAAAGCATTAGCTAGAGCTATGTCTTATACAAAACAAGTAAAAGCAGCGTTTCCATTAAATAATGGATTCTCAACTACTTTTTCTTCAGGGGATGGTGTCGCTTTATTTAGCACAGCTCACCCACTTGTAAGTGGCGGAACTAATAGTAATAGACCATCAGTAGCAGCAGATTTAAATGAAACATCTTTAGAAGATGCAATCATTCAAATAGGCAAGTATGGANTGATGAAAGAGGTCTAAAAATTGCAGCAAAAGCTAGNAAGCTTATNATTCCTTCNGACTTGCAGTTTGTAGCAACTAGATTGTTACAAAGTGATTATAGAGTAGGAACTGCTGACAATGANATAAATGCAGTCAAAACTAATGGAGTGATTCCAGAAGGTTATTCAGTTAATCATTATTTAACTGATACTAATGCTTTCTTTATCACTACTGATGTTCCTGACGGAATGAAGCATTTTGTTAGAGCTCCTATGACTACTACTATGGATGGAGACTTTGATACTGGTAATGTTAGATATAAAGCGAGAGAAAGATATTCTTTCGGTGTATCTGACCCACTAGGTATCTTTGGTTCACCAGGTAGTTCGTAAGAACTGTTAAGGGGAGCACACGCTCCCCTTTTTTTTATGTTATATTATAAATCTAGGTATTTTATTAACTTATCTATCAACTGACCTAGCAGACATTTGCCAAGATGATAGATTATTTCTTTTAGGAGAAAATTATGGCTAACACAACTTTTAATGGACCAGTAAGAGCCGAAGGCGGATTTAAGGTCATTTCAAAAAATTCAAGCACAGGTGCAATTTCAGATGTAGCAACTATTGCATCTACAGGTATTGTTACAGATAAATATGTAAAGCATGTTGGCTTTGCAACTGGTGTAACAGTAAATACTACAGCAGGAGATTCTCCATCTATAGGTGAATTTACACAACCAGCAAACACAATTATTACTGATATAAAAATATTTTGTGATACTTCTCCTGTTATTGGAACAGGTGATATTGGTTACGAAGTAGGTACTTCTAGCTCAGGTGCACAAATTGTTGCAGCTCAAACTGATGAAATACTTGACGGCGGTACAACTGTTGTTGCTCACAATGTAACTGTAACCAGTTTAGTTCTGCAAACTCAAGATGGAACTACAGCTCCAGCTTCAGTGCAGTACACAGACACAGCAAGAACTATTTACTGTAATATTACTAACACAGTAGACGCAACAACTGCAGGTTCTTTCACATTTATTATTGAATACGTACAAATCGCTTAATAGGAGTAAATTATGGCAGATGCAGTAACCTCAACAACTATTGTTGATGATGATAGAAAAGCTGTTATACAGCTAACTAACACATCAGATGGAACAGGTGAGTCAGCTGTAACTAAGATTGATGTAAGTGCTTTAGCAGCAAGAAAAGGCGATGGTGCGACATGCACTGGATGCAAACTAGCTAAACTTACTTACTCAACTTTTGGTATGAGTGTAAAACTACTTTGGAACGCCAGTACAAACACTATATGTTGGGATTTAAATTCTGACTACAGTGACGAGATTGATTTTACAGAGTTTGGTGGTTTACAAAATACAGCAGCATCAGGTGGTAAAACTGGTGATATAAAACTCACGACCACTGGTCATGCTAGTGGAGACTCTTACGTTATAGTGCTTACGGTTATAAAAGAGTTTTAATAATGGCTACCTCGGGTACCAAAACTTTTGCTTTAAATATAGCTGACACTATAGAAGAAGCTTATGAACTAGCTGGCATAGAACTTAGAACAGGCTATGACGCAGAAACTGCTAGGCGATCATTAAATATAATGTTCGCTGATTGGTCAAATAGAGGTGTAAACCTTTGGACAATAGACCAAGTTACAACTAATTTAAGCTCAGGTACAGCTAGTTATACCCTTAATTCTTATGATATCGATATAGTTTCGGCTGTTATACGGCAAACTGACAGTAATTCTAATACCACTGATTTAAGTATAGAACGTATAGGTAGAACAGAGTATTTAAACATACCTGATAAATCTGTTACTGGCAGACCTAGTCAGATATTTTTAGATAGACAAACTACTCCAGTAGTAAAATTGTGGCCAACACCAGATAGTGTTAATACATATAAACTAGTAGCTAATACAATACAAAGGATAGACGACGTTACAGCTTCTAACCAAGACCCAGAAGTACCATCTAGATTTATACCTTGTATGGCTAGTGGGTTATCTTATTATTTAGCTTTAAAAAAGAACCCAGAAAAAGCAGGTATTTTAAAACAACAATACGAACAAGATTTCCAACTTGCTGCACAAGAAGATAGAGGCAGAGCTTCTCTTCACTTAACACCAGCTAGAGGTTCTTATTAATGGCTTACGCTTCTGGTAAACGCTCTTTAGCAAGGTGTGACAGGTGTGGTTTTGTATATAACTATCTTGAACTTAAAAAAGAATGGAACTCTTTAAGAGTTTGTGAAGAATGCTATGAACCTAAACATCCACAACTTGACC